GGAGAAAAACCAACCTCTACATTTGTTGAGTTGATTCTTTTATCTGTATTGTAATACTGAAGTGTTGCATAAGGAGAAAGAACAGACGCGCTTAATTCAGTAGGAGCAGTGTATATATCCATGTGACCAAAGATCATATGATTGTCTTCCATAGAGCCAGATAAAATATCAATCTTGTCATTGTTTATTTCGAATACACCAACACTTCCAGACCAATATTCTCCACCAAATTCGTTAACTGTTAAGATGCTTTCAGGAATACCAAAAGTAGAAATTAATGCTTTAACAGATCTTTGAGTTCCTCTTGTTTTTAATAAGTAAGGTAAGTTGTGATAAAGTCTTTTATACAATTCCCCTTGTAAATCTTCGTTTCCTAAAGTTGGAATACTAGAGGTAACGTAAGTGTTTATAACTTCTGATCCTGTTGGAGGTAATAGAGTTCCATCAGGATTAATACCAAATAGTGTGTAGTATAAGTTGTCTGAAACGTTTGAGTTCGTATATAGCTCAAATCCTAAACCTCTTAAAGCGTCAGATACCATGTCTAAAGATATTCCAGTATCAGGATTATTCGTAGCATCGTATCTTGTCGTAACGTCTTTGTAATACAACCAAATATTATCGAAGTGTTGACCAATCATATTCAAGAATGTCGTGTAAGGAGCATTGCTTGGATCGTCCAACAAGTATTGTGGGATTGAGTTAGTTAATTGATCTTTATTTGTAGCGTCATAAAAAGAAGCTGAATATAATAAAGAAGAGGTATAAGGACTAGGAGAAGTTTCAGCAGATCCCAACCAGTTTATGGCTTCTGAAGAGGTTACAGAATACAACTCATAAGGCTGTGTAGTAGTCTGTTTAGGCCAAGCCCAACTAGCTGAAGTAAAATATAAGTAGTATTCGTATAGATCAAATTTCTCTATAAGATTATTAACAGAGTTTTGAATTACGCTTATAGAAGAAGATACGATGTTAATACTAGTACCGTTATTGTAAAGATCGTTCTGCGCAGCAATTTGTGCATTGTAACTCTCTAATAACTGTAACTTATATACAAAATTGTTTACTCTTTCTGTAGCGTTAGAGAAGTGTACGAAGTTACCAAAGTTAGTATAGTCTACGTTAATGTCTACTGACTTGTCTTGATAGTAAGACAACATCTTTTGGTAAGAAGAACTAATTTCGCTTGTCAAAAGACTAGAATAAGAATAATACTCGGTAGTTTGTCCGTTCTTATCGTTTACTGCTATCTTAAAGTTAGGGCCTCTTAAAGAATCTGTAGTTACTTGTACGTTAGCTTCTATCTGAAAGTCTATATTAAAACTAACTGACTCTGCTACTTTGTCAACCATCCATAATTCTGACTTAATATCGTAAGCCTCAGGAAGTGGTTCGTAAAGTTTAATAAGTAGTGTAGATTCACCTGTATCAGGATCTTCTGAGTACGCTACGTTATTGGCAATGATTAACTCGTTATTTCCAAAGTTTAAATAAAAGTCTGGATAGTAATTTTTTGTAGTAACGTAATTTTGATACTGACTAAAAGCATTTAGTATTATGGTGTTACTTAATACTTGAGAAGCCAATCGTATTTCTGTTCTTGAAGAAGAGATTTCTTTTATCCAATAGAAAGTACCAAAAGATGAATTGAATAGTCTTCTTAAAAAGTTGTATTGAGTATTTAGTGTTCCTCTATTAAAACCTAAAGTAGTTAAATCTTTTTGTGGATCTAATACTAAAGCAGAGTATCTATTACCGTTAATTGTATTTTTAGAATCTGGATAGTAGTCTTCTAATTGATAGTTAACAAACTCTAAGTTTCCGTTTTGATCGTACACAAAGAATTCTATATAATCGCTTGAGTCTCCAAACTCGGCAGTTATATAGTTTGACGTTATTAATCGATCGTCTTGAGGAGAATAATCCTGTTGAACAATTCCAGGACCATCATATATTATGTTAACTTTTTCCATTAAAGTACTTTATTGATAGTTAGATACGTTTGACTTAAATCTAAAATTTGTTGACGAAGAGCGTTAATCTCTTCTATCAATGCCTGCTTCTCAGGATCTAATACAGATCCACCTATATATTCTTGACTTCTTGCAACTAAAGACTCGTGAGATTCCGATGCGCCATTTGCAGGAATATCAAAAAATAATTGATCGTAGTATCTAAAAAAATCTTCTACGGTAACAGACTCTGGCGCTGGAGCTGGTATTGCAGCGGGCACCAATTCTGTAAAACTAGAATCTATTACCTTGTTATAGGTATTGACTCCTCTTACCTCTTTTACTAAATCTACCGATGTTGACATTTTTATCTAATTATTTTGAAGATGTAATCGTTATCTACATCTATGCTTTCTCCAGTTGGTAATACCGTTTTTATTAAGATCTTATAATATCTTTCAGGCTCTAGTCCCATCATATATAAATCAAAGTAACTACTAGTGGCATCGCAACTTATTTTTGTGAATGTTGTATCGAATTCAACAATAGTTTCTTCTGCTTTTAAATCGTATAAAGACCAATAAGACGCTATAGGTAGTGCCTTATTTACATTATAAATAGAAGAAGTGGTAAATGTTCTAACAGGATATTTGTCTCTTGCATTAACTCTAAATCTATATTTAGTAGTATCACTTTTATATGTTCCTACATTATTATCTAGACTTAATATAAAGTTGTTATTGTTTAATACACTTAAGCTACCGGTTGCATAAGTGCTATCGTCCCATTTCATTTCTAAAGTAGGAGGATATATAGTATGAGTGTCTACTGAGAAGAAACTAAGTGCTACGAAACTAGCTGAATAGTTTTCTACCGCAGTAGGATGTTTAACAATAAATCCACTATTTTGTGATCCACTAAACCAACTATTAACTATTGGAGTCACATCTACGTTAATGTCTTTAGCATCTTTGTAAGTGTAAGATTGCGTAGCAAAAGAACCAGTCCAGTTGCCACCACCAGGAGTTAAAAAATAAGAAGCATTTACCCATGTATTAGAAGCTGTAACGTAAGCGGTTGGACTGAACCAAGAAACTCCATTAACGGTATCAGGAAAATCGTTGTATTTACCTGTACCCATTTGCCAAGAAGAAGAGACTTGTCTTATTTCTAGACTGTATGTAGTAGATAAGTTTTCTGCGTTAGCAAGATATAATTTTAAACCGGCTTTCCAAGATCCTGTGCGGTAAGATTTTATAGTATTGATATCTTCGTCGCTAAAAAGCACTAAAGCTCTTCTAAGATCATCGTTAGATATTGGACCAGCTGGATCTATATCAACAGAGTAATCAACTAACGTAGAGTTATTTTTAGCTGACACTTCTAATACTTCATCAAGACCGGTGTTTTTTACCGGAAATCTTGAATAGATTGTTGCGTCTGCTGTGGGAAATATTTTATATACTGCCATTGTTTATTCTTTAAAATGTTACTACTCTACCTTTTATGTCTGTTTGAGGAAACTTTAATTCAAATATGCAAGGATCTAAAGAAGGGTATATCACATTGTTTAAAGTTGCAGCTTTAATATCGTAAGAGTACTTAGAGTAATTATTTGCTTCTCCTGATTTATTGATTATTGCAACCTCTTTAACTGTTTGCACTCCATCTATTTGATCTAGTAAAGCGTATAGATCTCCCAATATAATAGGTTGATTTATCTGCCAATTGTCTTTATCGAAATAGTTTTGTAAAGATAAAATACATCTAGCTAAAACGTCTTGGCTTGTATAGTTAGGTCTTATTACAATATCAAAGTTACAACCAATATTAATTATATATGCCGGCTTAATATTGATAGCATCTGTCAACATTCTATAATCTGATATGTAGGTTTTTAAATTTTCCATAAGAGGCATAGAAGGAGTGGCCAAATGATTAGCGTTATCCAAACCTAATACGTAAAGACTTACCATTATTTGATCTCTTTGGCTATTATCCGCTGCTAAATAGTTTGTATATGTAGCATCGTCTTTTGTGATATATGCTTTTGATATTTTACCAAACTTAGAAGGCATGCTTAAACATCTAGCCAAATAATCCTCTTGTGTAACAGCTCTTAATTGACTAGAGAACTCTGCTTGAATGTTTAGTTTTAATTCAACATCAGAATCTCCATCTCCACCACCAGAAGCTGGATCAATGTTATTAGTTACTACTGTATTTTCGAAAGATAAGTCTGAAGCAGTTACTGATTTGTTTACTATATAAGTTAACTCGTTAGATAAAACGTTAGCAGAAGCTCCACCTCCAACTAAATAAGTGAATGTTAATGTAGTATTTTGAGGAGACAATCCGTAAGTTTGTGTAGTAACAAAGTTAGTAGGATCGAACGCAGTGTTTAGCAAAGTCAAACCAGAAGTAAGACCAACTCCAACTGTATTTGGATTAGGAATTACGCTAGTGTCAGAAACTTGATTTATACCCGAACCAAATTCGATATTCATAGTTCCATCAGCTTGATATCTCGTAGTGAATCTTCTAGGAACGTTTAATTTTTCTATCATGTAAGGCACTTGATTGGCGCTTTGATAGAATTCTGGGTAATTAGCTGCTGTGTTTGTAACAGGATTTAAGATATAGTCTTGAGCTAAGTAAGGCACTTCGTACCATAAATTGCCATCTGAATCTTGTACTTTTAAAATAGTAATGAT